GATGCTATTTATGGTCAAGGTCGTTATGGTAGTGCAATTTATGGCAGTGTAACGCCTGTTATAAATCTTCCTACCTTAGAGCTTGTTGGTTCGGTAGAGTCCGTACAAATAGATGGCTTTGAGATAGATATATCTGAACGCTTGACAGGTGTTTCAGCTACAGGTCAAATAGGTCAAATCCAAGTTATACCAAAGTTAATCGGCGGTGTATCTGCTACAGTTTCAGTTGGCACACTAAAAGCAAATCCAACAGAAGCATTGGTTGGAGTATCTGCTACAGGTTCTGTAAACACTGTAGTGGAAAATATAACAGAAGTTCTAGCAAGTGTTGTAGGAACATTTACACTTAACAAAGGTGATAGACCTTTTGCTAAGACGTTTAATTTCCTAAATGCTCCTAGTTTTGTCGCTACAGGTGCTATAGGAACACCTGAAGTAACTACATCGGAAGCTCTACTAAGTGTTTCAGCTACAGCACAAGTAGGAACTATTCAACCTAATGTAAGTGAGCCTGTAGATAGTGTATCTGCAACAAGTGCAGTAGGTGTACTAACACATAGTAACACACATTCTCTATCAAGTGTTCAAGGAACTACTGCAGTAGAGCAAGTACAAGTAGATGGCTTTGAAATAGATGTCCAAGAAAGACTTAATTCTGTTTCAGCTACAGGTGCAGTAGGAACATTAACAAATAGTTTCACTCACTTTAGTACAGGTGTCGTAGGAACAATGTCTATAGGTACAGTCACATCTACTGGGGTTGTTACAGTATTTAGTGCGACAGCTTATGATAGAAGAAACGTTGCTAGTGTTCTAACAAAACAGTCAAGCTCTTCAAGAATAGCTAGTGTTTTACCAGACCAATCAAGCTCACAAAGGAGGGCTGCTTAATGGCTTTGAAATGGCCCGATAAAGATCCAGACGAACAACTGGACTACTCAATCAACTGGAAGCCTGCTCTCGGTAGTGATACCATATCATCTATAATATGGAAGATCTACGATGAGAACGGCACATTACAAACTTGGTCAGACAGTCAGATTGTAAATGGTTTACAACTTGTTAGTCGTACCAATACAAATACAGTTGCTACAATATATTTAGGCAGTGGTACTGCTTTCACAACATACAAAATTGTGTGTCGTGTGACTGCTAGTGATGCCACTGTTCGTGAAGAAGAAGTTCGTATAAGAGTTGTGGAGAAAAACTAATGGCTTATGATTATCTCTCCCTTACAAATGAAGTTTGTCGCAGACTTAATGAAACAGAATTAACGACAAGTAATTTTGCCACAGCTACAGGCTTCTACGCACAAGTTAAAGATGCTATCAACTCTTCTATTCGTGACATCAATCAAAAACATTTCAACTGGCCCTTCAACCACAACACAGATGACATAACTCTTACTGCAGGCGAGCTAAGATATCCTTTACCAGAAAATGCAAAGTACACTGACTTTGATACTGTTCGTATCTTACGCAGTGCTTCACTTAACCTCAACGAAGCGAGAAGACTAAAACAGTTAAGCTACGATGAGTATGTAGACAGGTACATAGATCAAGAAGGTGAAACAGATACCACAAAAGGTACAGTTCCTGAGTACATCGTTCGTTCACAAGATGGCGATATTATCGTTGCACCTATGCCTGATAAAGCTTACACAATAGAGTACGAATTTTTTATGATACCTGCAGATTTGGAAGACGACGAAGACGTTCCAACAATACCGTTCAGATTCAAACACGTAATCGTGGATGGTGCAATGTATCACTCATACATGTTTAGAGACAATCTTGAATCAGCTACATTATCTCTCCGTAAGTTTGAAGATGGCTTGAAACAAATGAGGACTTTACTTGTTAATGAAAACGTATATGCAAGGGCTGTTTAATGCCTGATAGATGGCAGACACATTCGTTTGAGTTTAAGGGCGGTTTGATAACCAACCTATCTCCGTATCAACAGGGATTTCAAGCTCCCGGATCAGCAAGAATACTGCGTAACTTTGAGCCATCAATATTTGGTGGATACACTCGAATAGAAGGATTTGAAAAGTTTGATACAAATGCCTTGAGTAACACAGGTGTTGTTAGAGGTATACATCGTTATGGCGGTAATGTTTATGCTGTAAGAGGTGATGATCTGTTTAGATCAGGCGGATCAGGATGGACACAGATAAGTGACAATGCTACGTATAACAGTGCAGGTGTTACAATAGGTGGATCAGGTAAGGTACGATTTCTGAAGTACGATTTTGATGGTACAGAGAAAATTATGCTTGTAGATGGTACAGGCAAGCCTTACAGATTTGACGGTACTACGTTTGAACAACTGTCTTCTTTACCTGCCGACACATCAGGTTCTAGCTTCGTAGTCAATTTTAAGAACCACATTTTTCTTGGAAACGGTAAAAGTGTAGTTTTTTCTGCTCCTTATGCAGATACAGACTTTACAAGTGCGAGTGGCGGTGGTATAATAAACGTAGCTGATACAATAACAGGAATGATTGTTTTCCGAGATCAACTTATTGTATTTAGTGAAAATAGTATTAACGTAATTGCAGGAAGTAGCGTTGGAGATTTTCAACTAAAACCAGTGTCTAGGGATTTAGGCTGCGTAGGCGAAGATACAATACAAGAGATAGGTGGCGATATCATATTCTTAGGTCCTGATGGACTTAGATTATTTTCTGCCACAGATAGATTTGGTGATTTTAGTCTTGCTGCCGTATCAAAGACAATACAAGTCGAGATACTTGATTTAATAAGCAGTAGTCCAAATGGTTTCTCAAGCACAGTTATTCGAGAAAAAAGTCAGTACAGAATATTTGGATACAACTCAACATACACCAACGATTCAGCAAAAGGCATTGGTGCAACTCAATTAGAAACTGGCATAGCATTCAACGATACTCGTGGCATAAATGCTTTTGTAACTTACAGTGAGTATGATGGTTTCGCAGAAAGAATTTACTTTGGAAACGCAGATGGATTCATATACCAAATGGAACAGGGTAACTCGTTTGCAGGCACAGACATACCTGCTACCTTTGCCACGCCGTTTATCCCATTGGGCGATCCGACTGTACGAAAGACAATATACAAGGGTGTAACATATTTAGATGTTAATGGTGATTTTGATCTTGAATATTCTCTCAAGTTTGATTTTGACCAACCCGATAGTATTCAACCTGATTCGATACTATCAAGTGATGCAGCGGCATCAATAACATATGGTTCAGGTATTTATGGAACATCTTTGTTTGGGGTAAAACAAAAAGCTACATACGAAGTACAAACAATAGGTTCAGGATTTACAGTGTCAATATTATACGAAACAACAGGTGCAAACACAGACGCTGTTTTTACAATTGATGCTGCTACATTGCAGTATTCCACTAACGCTAGGAGATAAAAAATGGGTACAGGTTACACACGTAATGATGCCGCTAACAACATTGCCGATGGTAACGTAATCAATGCGTCAGATCTTGACGGCGAGTTTGATGCGGTACAGGCAGCGTTTAGCGGTACAACAGGACACTCACACGATGGTACGACAGGTGAAGGACCACAGATAGATACAGCAGGAATAGCCAACGATGCTGTCACACTTGGAACTAAAACATCAGGTAACTATGTGGCTGTAGGTGCGACATCAGGAACAGGTATAAGTGGTTCTGTATCATCTGAAGGTGGTACATTTACTGTCACATCAAATGCTACAGATGCTAATACAGCAAGTACGATTGTTGCTCGTGATGGTAGTGGTAACTTTAGTGCAGGAAATGTAACTGTAGGAAACTTAATTACTTCAGGTAATGTAGATGGGCGTGACGTTTCTGCAGATGGCACAAAACTAGATGGCATAGAAGGTGGTGCAACAGCAGACCAAACAGCAGCAGAAATTAGAACACTTGTTGAAAGTGCTACAGACAGTAATGTTTTTACAGATGCTGACCATACTAAATTAAATGGCATTGCATCAAGTGCTGACAACTATTCATCATGGACAATTAGCGACGGCAGTACAACTGAAGCAATATCTAGTGGTAATACTCTTATTATTGCAGGTGGTGGTGACACTTCAACTAGTTATAACACAGGAAATAATACCTTAACTGTCACGACCAATGCACCAGAAGCATTTCCTGCAGGCACTTCAATGTTGTTTCAACAAACTGCGGCTCCTACTGGTTGGACTAAACAGACATCACATAATAATAAGGCAATAAGGCTGACAACAGGTACGGTAGGAACTGGCGGTAGTTCTGCATTTACAACAGCACTAGGAACTCCAAGTGTTGCAGGGGGTTCTATTAGCGGTAACCCAACAAATAATCATAGTGTAAGTGCAGGTAACTTATCTGTAAGCTCTGGTAACTTAGCTGCAACTGCAGGTACTTTATCAGTAAGTATGAGTGGTAACATAAGTAATACAACGTTAACAACAAATCAAATACCTGCTCACACTCATAACACTTATAGTTCTGGAGGTAATAACCCCCAAACTAGTTATTTTAATAAAGGTAATGGGTATACAAATGCACCGAATGGAGGTAGTGGAGGTTTTGTAAGTTCAGGTGGTAATGGTGGTAGCCATAATCATGGTCATAACTTAAGTGGTACTATGTCAGGAAGTCCGGGTCTTACTGGTAATCCAACATTAAGTGGTAACCCAACTTTATCTGGTGATGTTAACGCAGGTAACTTGGCTGTTGGAGCATCTACTGCATCAATTAATGTACAATACGTAGATTTTATCATAGCTAATAAGGATTAATGTGCAATTAAAAGTAGAAGAAAACTGTCCTTTAAATGGATTCAAAAAATGCAAGCAATTTAAATGTGCTTGGTTTGTGCAAATGAAAGGTACAAATCCTAATGATGGTAAAGAGGTAGATGAATATGCTTGTGCTATAGCTTGGTTGCCAATGCTATTAGTAGAAAACGCTGCTCAATCAAGGCAAGCAGGAGCAGCCATAGAGTCTTTCAGAAATGAAATGGTTAAAGCAAATGAGTCTAATCAAAACCTTTTAGAGCTTTCAAAAGTTTTAGAAATTAAAAACAACGGAAAGTTAGTCTAATGAATGATATGACAAAAATAAAAGAGTTTACTTTTATAGAAAGCTATCCAAATTTAGCTTCTGATGATTATTGTGACAGAATGATAACTGCATTTGATAATTTAGAAAAAACTACATCAGGATGGAGTGGATCAGAAGCAAATGGAAAAGGTAATAGAAAAGACTCTTCTTTCTTTTTTAATGAGACAAGAAATGATACTATAGATTTAGCTATAGAAACAAATAAAATATTAGATTTTGGTTTAAAAAAGTATATTAGCAAGTATCCATCTTTAGAACCATTACATTATTATAGTATAGCAATAAAGGTACAAAGAACACCCCCAAAAGGTGGCTTTCATGTATGGCATGCAGAGCAAGGCACTGGAGAAATGTCATCTAGAATGCTTACTTGGACAATTTATTTAAATGATATTCCAGAAGGCGAAGGAGAAACAGAGTTTCTCGAATATGGAATGAAAATAAAACCAAGAAAAGGAACTGTCTGTTTTTTTCCTGCAGCTTGGACACATACGCATAGAGGTAATGCAGTTTATACACATGATAAATATATAGCAACTGGTTGGTATAACCTAGCTTAAATAAAGGAGAAGTAGATGGCAAAAATAACATATTTATGTGAAGGCGAAGCAGCAGGTTCTGCAAGAATAGGCATAGATGGGGAATACATAGACTCTTCTAACTTTGCAAATCTAGTTTCTGATGATGTCCATGCAATACAGTGGGATGGTACAAATGGAGAAATAGAGTACAAAGATGGTAGAGGTAATACGACTATAACTGATATATCATCATATGGTTTTGAAACTGCTCATGCTAATGAAAAACAAGCTATTGCAGATGCAGAAACGTTAGCAATAACAAATAGAACTTATGAAGAAAAGAGAGAAATTGAGTATCCAGAAGTCGTAGATCAATTAGATGATATTTATCATAATGGTCTTGACGGTTGGAAGGCAACTATAAAAGCAATTAAAGACAAATATCCTAAAGTATAGAGGTACGTAAATGAAAATGGGTATGCAGCCTGAACTCAAAGTACAAATGGAACTGGAAGCACATGAAAAAGAATGTGCTATCCGATACCAAGCAGTCAACGATAAGCTAGAAACCCTAGACAAAAGAATGTGGCGAATAGAAGCTATGTCTATGGTGGGTACACTTGGGGTGGTGGCTTTGATTGTTGCAATCGTGATGAAGTAAGGATAAAGATATGGCAGAACAAGATACCAATCAACTCTCAGTAACTCCACCGACAAAGCCAGACTTTGAAACTAAGACTGAGGATTTGGCAGGAAAACTAGGTACTGCAGAAACGACAGTTACACCTGTTACTCAAGGCGTTCAACAAAATGAATTACTAGGAACTCAAGGTCAACTTTTATCAAAGACAGATGTTCCGACTGTAACTCCCAAAACGATCGACACAACTCAAGTTGGACAAACAGCTAAACCAGTAGCAAGTGAAGATTTAGGTCAAGTAACAACTCCTGTAGCTTCAGCGGTAGGCTACGTAGAAGGACAGGACTTTGCGGGTGCGACCTCTGATTTTAGTGCTG